ATGAAACGCCAATGGAACGCCGCCATGCAATCGCTCGTCTTGATCCGCATGGGCCAGGAACTGGGCACCGACTCGAGCTTGGCCCAGAACATCGCCCACGCGATCGATTTCGTCATCGGAACGCTGACTAGGTTTCTCTCTTGACGAACTGACGCTACTCGTTAGCCTAACTGACGCTACGCCAAACAGGTGTACACAATTTCCAGTCCCCTCATTTTGTCGGTTGCCCCCGCTTGACGCCCCACTGAACGCCGGTATAGTTGCCACCCAAACCCAAAGGAGACACGCCATGCACGCTGACCCCCACGCCCGCGAATACCTTGCCGCCGTCGCCGCGATGCCCGAGCACACCCTATCGAGCGGCACCACCAGCTACCGCGACGGCAAGCTCGTCACCACCTACGCGGTCGGAGACCGCATCCGGTTCCTCGACAAGGGCCAGACGCTCGCTGGCGTCGTGGTCGAGGTGCTCACCGAGGACACGTACCACGTGCGACGCCACGTGCCTGACCACGGCAACCTGCACTACGCGGTGACGGCCGAACAAATTGTGCCGTTCTGATTGACGCAAAGGACCGTCGCCTGGTGGAACCAGACGGCGGAAGGAGCCCGGTGGAACCGGGGCAGCAAGGACGCAACAACAGCCCGCCGAGCAGGACGCAGAGCGGGATTTTCCAGATTCCAGAAAACGAAAGGACGCGAGATGAGCACTGCACTGACAACCAACAACGCGGCTGGGTCGCTGGCCGTGACAACCCACAGCGAGCCCTCGTTTGAGTCGCTCGTCAGCATGGGAGATGCCCTGCGGAGAACCGGCTTCTTGCCAAGCCACATCCGCGACGGTGTTTCGTTTGCTGCGATTGTGCTCATGGGTCGAGAACTCGGCATGGGCACGATGGCCGCATGCAGGAAGTTGCAGGTAATCAAGGGCACCGTGACAGAGCGTGCCGACTCCCAGCTGGCCCGCTTCAAGTCTTGCGGGGGAAGAGCCCAGTTTAAGGAACTGAGCGAGACGCGGGCCGTCTTGGTGCTGCGTCACCCGAACGGCGACGAGCACACCGAGACGTTTAGCATCGAGGACGCAAAGCGTGCCGGCCTGGCTTCCAACGACAACTACGCAAAGCACCCCAAGGCGATGCTTCGCAGCCGAGCCATCACGGCCGGGCTGAAGAGCATCGGCTGGGAGGGCGCCGTGGGTATCTACGACCCGGACGAGGTTGCAGACGCCCCGGCCCCCGAGCCGGCCCGCGAGCCCGTTGTGGTGCGTCCGAAGTTCGACGCCCACGCGGCGGCACAGCCGACGGCCGCTTCGGATGCGATGGCGAACGTCAGGCTGCTGGTGCAAAAGACCAACAACCTCGATGTGCTGGCGTCCTACCGGCAGCGAGTGCACCAGCGGCACGCCGATGGCACGTTCACCGAGGCCCAGCGTGACGAGCTGGTCGGGCTGATCGACACGAAGTGCGAGTGGCTGGAGAGCGAGCCCGAGGACAACGGCCAGGAGTTCGCCGCCGAAGCCGCCGGATCGGAGCAGACCAATGCGTAAGCGACACCCACTCGCCGAAGAGCCGCTGACGTTCAGCGGCACGGACATTGCCAACCTGCTGCACGCCAGCGGCTACACGCGGTTCGCATCGTACGTTCGGCAGATGGATCGCCAAGTGCGAGACATCAATCGGCTCGAGGCGTCATGGGCTGCACAACTCGCTGAGATAGCGCAGCGACTGCACCAGTACGAGCCGCCTGCGCCGGTGGTCAACGACAGAGGCGGCAAACCAGGACCAATGAGCGACGGGTGAACCAACGGCACGCGGTTGCCTAAGCGGCTGAATGCTGCATCCGCCCGTATCGCCGGCCCAGTGCGGAACAACGCCGGCAGTCGCAGCCTCTTCTCCCAGAGGTGATGCGACCGAGTGCCCCACGTCACGGGGCTAATACACACGAAAGGATGCGACGTGAAGATCTACTTGGATGACAGCATTGAGGCGTACCGCACGTTCCTCAAGATCAAGGCACTGCCGCGATACGAGATCCACGGCCGCATGGCTGTGATTCCCGACGAGTACGCCAACACTCTCGGCGTGCAAGGCGAGTCGCACGAAGACAGCGACTACCTGCCACGAAACGGGCTTTTCGACTACCAGCGGGACATCGTCCGCATGGCGGTGAGGAAGCGGAAGTTTGCGATCTTTGCGGACTGTGGCCTCGGAAAGACGCTCATGCTGCTGGAGTTCGCACGCCACGCGCGAGCCGTGCAGGATAAGCCAGTGCTGATCGTTTCGCCGCTGATGGTGGTGAAGCAGACGATGGAGGAAGCTGCCAAGTTCTACGGCGACTCGCTGCCGATTGAGCAGGTGACAGCGAAGGGTCTGGCCAAGTGGATGGCCACGCCGGGCGGCCGGCTCGGTATCACGAACTACGACGCTCTCCGCGATGACACGCCGGGCGGCGACCTGGGCGGGCTGATCCTTGACGAGTCGTCGATGCTCAAGAGCCACTACGGCAAGTGGGGGCAAGTGTGCCTGCGGATGGGTGCTGGCATCCCGTGGAAGCTGGCACTGACCGGCACGCCAGCCCCGAATGACCGCATTGAGTACGCCAATCACGCCGTGTTTCTCGATGCGTTCCCCAACGTGAACGCCTTCTTGGCTCGGTTCTTCATCAACCGTGGCCAGACTATGGAGCGGTGGGAACTAAAGCCGCACGCCCTGCGACCCTTCTACCGGGCTCTTTCGCACTGGTGCATCTTCCTCACGGACCCGAGCACCTACGGCTGGAAGGACAACGTCCATAGCATCCCGCCCATCCACGTCTGCATCGAAGACGTGCGGCTGTCGGAAGAGCAAGAGCGGCAGGTGCAACAGACCACCGGCCAGTTGTTCGTGACCGAGCTAGGCGGCATCACGACCAGGGCAAAGCTCTCGCGGATGGCCAAGTGCGAGAGCAGCACTAAGCCGCAGTACATCGCCGACATGGTGCGAGAGTGGCCGACCGAGTCCACGATCATCTGGTGCCGCTACAACGACGAACAGCGGGCCATCGAGAAGGTGCTGCCAGATGCGGCGAGCATCGACGGCAACACGCCGCTTGAGGAGCGGCAGCGGATCGTCGATGACTTCAAGGCTGGCCGCGTTCGCGTGCTCATCACCAAGCCCAAGATCCTTGGCTTCGGACTGAATCTCCAGGTCTGCACTCGCCAAGTATTCAGCGGCTTACAGGACTCCTACGAGGAGTACTACCAGGCCGTGAAGCGAAGCAACCGTATCGGCAGCACCAAGCCGCTGATGGTGCACATCCCAGTGTCTGACGTTGAACGCCCGATGGTCGAGAACGTGCTTCGGAAGGCACGTCGCGTCGAGGCTGATACCCGAGAGCAGGAGGCTATGTTCCGTGATGCTGCTGAATGAAACTGACCGCTACCACGTTCACCACGGCGACTGCATCCCGCACATGATGCAGGACATGCCGGCGGAATCTGTCGATTTCGCAGTGTTTTCGCCGCCGTTCCCGAGCCTGTTCGCCTACACAAGCAAGGCCGAGGACATCGGAAACAGCGAGGACATGCGAGGCGAGGCAAAAATCCACCTTGGCTACTTCTTTCGCGGGCTTCGCCGCGTGCTCAAGCCTGGCCGGGCCGTGGTCGTGCACGTCATGCAGATCCCGCGGCTGAAGCGTTCCGGCGAGGTTGGACTGCACGACTACCGCGGGCTGAATATCCGGCTCGGTGAGCGTGCTGGACTTGTCTACGAATACGACTGGGTGGTGAGGAAGAACCCGCAGGCTCAGGCCATCCGCACCCGCAGCCGAGAGTTGCAGTTTGCCGGGCTGGAAAGCGACCGGGCCAAGCAACGCGGGTGCCTACCCGACTACCTCATCAAGTTCCGGGCTCCAGGCGAGAACGAAGTCGCCATCGACTCCGATGGCGATGTATCGCGGAACGAGTGGATTGACTGGGCGGAATGCTGTTGGAGCGACATCCGCGAGACAAACACGCTCAACGTCAAAGAGGCCCGCAGCGAGGAAGACACGAAGCACATCTGCCCGCTTCAGCTAGACGTGATCGACAGGCTGGTGAGGCTCTACACGAACCCAGGCGAGATCGTGTTCAGCCCGTTCACAGGCATCGGCAGCGAGGGCTACGTGTCGCTGCAGCTTGGCCGGCGGTTCTACGGCTGCGAACTGAAACCGGAGTACCACGCCCAGGCGTTGAAGAATCTTGCCGGCGCACAGCGGAAGCACGAGACGAACAGCCGCACGCTGTTTGACGCACCGGAGGCCGTGGCATGAGCGTCTTCCTCGACTCCCAGTGCGACCTGCCGCTGTTCACGCAGCGAGCCCCCAGCGTCAACGGCTCGGCCACCTCGGCTGCAGCTGCCGACTCGATCGGGCCTGCGACGCTGAACGCACTACAGCGGCGTGTGCTCGAGCTGCTGGCGTCGTGGCCGCAGGGACTCACCGACGAGGAGATGCAGCACAAGCTCGGCATGAACCCGTCCACGCAGCGGCCACGGCGGATCGAGCTTGCAAGGCGTGGTCTTGTGGTTGAGGCCGGGACGCGGAAGACGGCGAGCGGACGGATGGCTGTGATGTGGAGGGTGGCGTGATGCGTAAGACAATTCGCAAATCCGTCCGGTTTGAAGTGTTCAAGCGCGACTTGTTTACGTGCCAATACTGCGGCCAAAAAGCACCTGATGTCGTGCTGGAGGTTGATCACATCAACCCCGTTTCAGGCGGTGGCGACAACGGGATTCTCAACCTTGTTACAGCCTGCCGTGCCTGCAACGCAGGCAAGTCAGACAAATTGCTTTCGGACTCTGCCGCCGTCGAGAAGGCCCGTGCTCAAGCGGAAGACCTTCAGGAGCGTAGGCAACAGTTGGAGATGATTGCCCAGTGGCATCTGTCTCTTGTTGACATTGAGGCACAGGCGTCCACGCAACTTGAGCGGCTTTGGTTTGAGGCAGTGCGAGCCAATCCAGGGACTTACTTGGTGGATAACGCACGCGACGAGCTAAGGCGTTGGGCAAAGAACTACGGATACGAGCGCGTGTGCCAAGCGATTGTTAATGCAGCAAACACGTTGCTGCGATCCGGCATGGAGGCTGACCAAGAGGAGCGGTCTGCAGCGTTTTGGTCGATTCCGAAAATATGCAGCGTGATGCGGGCGGAAGATCATGACCCTGGAATCGGCCGCCTGTTCTACATCCGTGGCATTTTGCGAAACAGGTGCAGATATCTAAACGAACGCGCTTGCATCGCACTCCTCAAGGAAGCTCGAGACGTTGGCATTGACGTTGAGCGAATGGTGGATTTTGCGAAGTACGTAAGCAGTTGGTCTGTTTTTAGAGATACAGTCAACGCGGAAATCCGAAAGAGTTACGACGCTGACGAGGAGGCCACGGATGGCACGGACTCGTAGCATCAAGCCGTCGTTCTTCAAGAACGAGTACCTGGCCGAGTGCGAGCCGATGGCTCGTCTGCTCTTCGTCGGGCTTTGGACGCTGGCCGACAGCCAGGGCCGGATGGAGTTCCGCCCCCTGCGGATCAAGGCCGAGCTCTTCCCGTATGAGAACTGCGACATCGTCGGCCTGCTCAAGCAGCTGGCCGACAGGGGCTTTGTCCGAGCCTACGAATCGGGCAACGT